TACACACCTGCATTAAATGTTTTTGTAGCCATATATATATTTATGCTAACTTACGTAAAATATGTTAAATATACACAAAAAAAAGCTCGCTGAGAATTCTCAGCGAGCTTAAGTAGTATAACTTTATAGTTAATTATCTATTAAAAATAGACGGAGCTTGAACCAGGTGTAAACTCAGTACCGAGGCCCTGAACGATAACAACGTGATAGTAAAGATTACTACCGAAGATGTTATCGACCACACCATAACGGGTAAGCAAGCCTACACGTGGTGCGAAGTCGTTAGGTCCAATTGTACGCTGCACCATGACAGGAATGTACGGGCAGTAGATAATACCAGTATCGTAGAACTCAGGTCCCTTATATCCAAGGAGCGCGTACTCGATTCCAGTTGTACCACCAGCACCACCAGTTTGTCCGAAGCCAGTATTGTAACTAGCCTCTGTGCGTGTATCACGGTAAACGTTGAAACGACCACCGATAGAGCCAACCTTACCGATACCAACGGGCTGAGTATTGACGTCTCCGGAAACCGGGACCCACTGGAACTCAGGAAGCATCTCGAGGATAGCGCAAACACGAGGAGTTGCAACAATAAAGTTAGCAGCACCACGACGGTTACGAACAGCAATACGGTTAGCTTCGATAATTAAACGCTGGTAGAAATCACGGTTGCGTTCAACAAGCCAGCGACCATCTGCAGAAGCAGGTGACCAGACAGAGAAACCGGGACCAAATCCAGCACCGAGAGCAGCCTGAATCATACGCACAAGCATCTCACGGTCGATTTCAGCTTGGATCTCATAGCTCATTGCGTTAGTGATTTCAGCGTCAATATCGATACCGTTCATGTTCTTAAGGTCTTGCTCAAGCTCAACAGACCAACGAGCACCAAGGCGGCGTGTACCAGCCTCAACTGCTGTTTTCTCGAACTTAACTTCAACCTGAGGAATGTTACCTGTGATTTCAAACGCAGAAAGAATCTGTGCAACACCAGTATCAGTGTTGTTGAATTCGAAGTAACCAGTGGCACCGGAAAGTTGGTTATTACCAGAAGTACCGGTGAAGCGAGTATCAAGAAGTTGATAGCCAAGTTCGTCACCAGGAAGACCAGCAGCACCGCTGTAACCAGGTACAGAACCGCCACCACCGCCGGATGAACCAGAACCGTCGTTGTTGTCAGTACCGTTACCAAGTGAATCGGACTGGTAAGCATATCGAAGAGCGAATGCAAGACCAACAGGACCACTCATGGGCTGAACACCAACGATATCGTTAGTGATAAGCTCAGGGAATGTCCGGCGAATCATCGGAATGAGAACCTTAGGAAGACGAGCATCTGCAGGAGCATATGTGTCACCAGAATTAATTTGCGAAGCCGGGTTGAACTGAACACCACCTTGTGCGGCGCCACCAAGGACACCACCACCAACGGAGTTAGATTCTTCTAAGCACCATTTCTCTTGGTTCTCCAAGAGAACTGCCGTGTTTAAACGGGTATGAGCATCGTCGATTGCCTTAACGGAATCGGATGTATAATCAAGCACTGGTGCCCACTTTTCCAAGAGGGTATTAGCGCGATCTTTATCAATAAATGATTGTGGTTTATTCATAATCTTTAATTTGTTTTAATGTGTATATAATGGGAATTACCCAAGTGACTCAGGCACCTAATGCCTCAATGTTTATGAATCAAACTAAATTACTTCATCAAAGCCAGCCCTTCGAGATAGGGATTTGTTGGAGCTGATGGTTTAGCTTTCTCCGTAACAACTGTTTTTGGAGCATCAGCTTTCACAGTGCGATTGCTGATTGCTTCCTCACGAATAACTTCAAGTTGCTCCTTTTCCTTGCGGTCAAAGAGACGTGCAGTATATTCGAAATTCTCTTCGATAAATCTAGGTGATTTATCCGATAAAACTTTCTTAAGATAAGCAGCTTTCTTATCACTGAACTTAGCGCAACGATTCTCGAGGAATGCAGCAGACTTAGCCTGGTTGTAGCTCTCATTAAGTTTTTCATTAGCTTTCTTAAGCTTAGCGACTTCATGCTTAAGAGCATCCATTTCACTTTTACCATCAATGATTGCTGATTTGATAGACTCAGACATAAGTGTGGAGTCAACAGCAAGAGTAGAACGAAGATTCTTAAGAACTGTGATAGCTGTATTATTGCGAGTTGCTTCTACAATTGATTCAACAGGAATTGCTTCATCAATATATTCTTCAAGATAATTAGAAATAGATTCGACAAGTGTCTCTTTGAAATCAGAAGCCTTACTATTGAGTTCTGTTTCATATTTTCTAATAACTTTACCTAACTTAGCAGCGTTGTTTTTGTCAACTGCTTCAACAACTTGTCGCATTTTAACTGTGTGATCTTTATCGATTTGTTTGATAAGAGTTTCAAGCTTTCCAGCATAAAGTGCATCCTGACTTGCGAGCGCAGCTTCAACAGAAAGATCAACTTTCTCCTTAAGTGCCGTCTCAATTGTCTCTACTGATTCATTAGTAAGGACATCTTGTAGTTCTGTTGGTAATTCTTTATTCATAATTAAAAGAGTGATTTTTGTGCTGCTTGACGAATTCTCGCTTCGAGCTTATCTTGAACAGCTGACTGTAAATATTTATTGGCTGTGGCGTAGTTTTTAGCGGAAATAGCATCAATAAATTTAATTATTTTACTTTTCGTAGAATCTGTATTGCTTTTTGTAGGCATATTATTATTTATTCTATATTCAATGTTATTCAAATTTTGTTAATAAAAGACATAATGCGCTCGAGGAGGTATTTTTCGACCTCTTTCTTAGGCAACTTCGCGACACTTTTTTCAAAGTTATCGTAGATTTCTTCATACTTACCATCTTCCGCTAAAACCCATTGCTTGGATTCTAGAATACCATTAACGAAAGCCTTTGGATAAGATGGGTCAGCAACACAATCGATAGCAACTAATCTCATATTACGAACTGTATTGTACTCACTACTTTCTTCTAGAGTACCTAACGCACGAGAGCTCATACCAACTTTAACACCGTCGTTAATTAAGGAGCGAACAATTTGACCGCAAGGTGTTGTAAGAACTTTCGACTTACCGTAGAAAACATTACCATCTTGAGTAAGCTCAGTCACCATATGACACGCTCTTTCAAGATCAACATCTGCAGATGATGGATGATTTAGCTCTCCCATGGCACGACCAGGTTTTACGAAATTTTCATTATAGGAAGCAACTTCACGTTCAAGTTCATTTAATGGGTAAAATCGATTGTTGCGATTTACTCCCTCAGCCATCATATAAGGGCCTTTAATAAATAAAGATTTTACACTATCCTTGTTAGTCTGTTCTTCGAAGACTTCAAACTGATCAACTACACCCGGGTTTTCACAAACAAGATTTAGTTTAACTGACATATATATATTTATGTCAGCCAGCTATGAAATTTCTCTTTCTGTTAAAATTAAAAATTTATAACTACGACCTTCACAATATTTCCTAGCAGCTGCCCATTTAGCTTGGTTAGTTACATATTGTTTTTGCTCATATAAGAGATGTTCACGCTTGCGATACTTTGTAGTTGGAGGCTTCGTTTGCTTGTAGGGTTTAATCTCAACGCAATATTTTGTAATTTTGTCACCTTCTTTAATAACGACATAGTTATCGACGTGATACCTATGCGTTCTTTTAGTTAAGGGATTATAATATGGTATCTTAATATTTTCCGAACCCCATCTTAAAACTTTAGGATTATTATCACAAAATCTAAAGAATTTTAATTCTAAACCAGACCTATATACGGCCCGTTCTCCAATAAATTTGCCCTTATTATTAGGTACAAATATCCCTTGACGGTATTTTTTATTTTTATTCATTAACCAATCATAAAGCCAATAGGATCATTGCTACCGAATCCAGATGTAGCACCTGTCATAAGTTCCTCTTCAAGCTCAGCCTTACGTTGTTGACCTTCTTGTAATAAGTCGTAATTAAGAGCTCCACCACCGAGAAGGCTAACCTGCCCAAATTTACCTCTTATGCGACCAATATTAATCATTGATAATGCTAACGCGTATTCATACACCCATTGCTCTTTAATAATATCACGTATTGGTCGTTCTAAATAAGCAGAAATTACTCCATAATAACGTTCATTTTTTGGTTGTGGATAAATTTTAAGATATTGAGAGCGTTCATCAAAAACAAGGTCACGTTTAAGAGCAAGCATTTTTTCACGGGTATCAATCCACTCTTTAAGTGTATACCATGAAACTAAATCAAAACCATAATTGCCTAACGCGTATGAAAAATATGTTTGCTGTGCTAATGTTTGCTCTAATGTAAATAGTGTATTAATTCCTGTAGTTGAACCTTCTTCAAAGTCTGTAACGGAAATAACCTTTCTGTAATCCATTACATCATAATCATAAACGTTTTGATATGTAACTGCGTTACTAGCAGAACCAGCACGAGTTAACGTTTTTCTAACACTCGGTTCGAATGCTGATAGGGTGTTATCGAATGCAGTAATTGTTGAAACTAATGTATGATCAAATAATTCACCTTCACTGATACCGTCTGCAAAGACAGCTGATAACTCAGATGAGCTAGCAAACGCAGAAGAAAGTACGTTATTTTGCGCAGTATAAACAATATCAGGTGTCTCACCGTAAAACTCTGAACTTGGACCTAATGGATTAGTACCTGCAACCTTTTTGGCATTAGTATCCAAATCCGTGTTTGCAAGGGTATAGAGTAAATCTAAACGTATACCCTTATTTGTCTCATACAGATTAGAATCAAATATCATATATTCGCGAGTATAGCCAGCAAATCGTGTAAAATATTCAACAGCAATTTGAATGTTTTCATTAAGTTGATCTGAGTGTATCTCAAGAGATACAACTGGATATCCTAACGCCCTTTTAATCCTATCACCTAATCTACTATATGTTTGAATTTGATTGTTGAGATTAGTTGACAAAAATGCTGAGAGAGGGGTAATTTCGCATGCTGATGCCATACAATTATTTAATCTGCTACACTAAAAGGTACCTAAAATTATTGTATATAAGGTACGAGTTATTAAATAATAGTATGGCTGATAACACTAATACACGTTCTGGTTATGTAAACTACAATAGATGTAGATCCTTTAATCAAAATATTGGCACCTCACTCACTATGTTAACTGGTGCAGAATTACCAGGATTTGCTTCTACAACTACTATACCAGCACTCACCGGTGGTATGCCCTGTTCAGAAGTTATCATTATTAATAAGACATCAGACAATCTTACAATATATGATTGCGATTATACTGATCCAACAAACGGACTTCTCATTGGTACAGGGGAAAGTGTAACAATACGTGGCCTTACTAATGTTGCTCAAGTATCAGCAATTGCAGCAGCTGCCGGAACT